AGGTTCTAAGATAGCGGTGTGGAATAACCATCCGTCTCTTAGTGCTTGTGATTCAGGAGAACCATACTTAGTTACATAAGTGTATGTCTTTGGACTTCCTATTAGCATCTTAGCACTTGAACTACTGAGTGCAGCTTTGCTTAAATAACCATAGTAGAACTCATCTGACATCATATTGTCCAGTAGTTCTTGTTTGTCCCATTCTTTTCCGTCTAACAGTCTAATCTTACTCATCTATTTTATTTATTAATTGTTTAAGTATTTCAGGGTTTGATATTACACCTTGTGAGTTAGGAAAGTTAAACATCACATACCATTTACCATTCCTTGTCTTGTCACTATCACAAGATAGTATATCTCCTTTGGTGTAGTTGTAATAGAAATCATAGTCATTCTTAACGAATCCTAGTTCTATTAGTAGTTCTTCTGTCATATTATTTACTCGTCAAAAAATTCATTTACTGCATCTATACCCCATTCTGCTGCTAAGGTTATTTTTCTTAACAGGTCTATATATTCTGTAAAGTCTATGTCTGAATGGTCTACTTCTACCGAGTACTTATACTCATACTGTTCTATTGTTATTCTGTAAGGTTCTTTTTTCATTTCTTTTTGGTGTTAAAGGTTTGGTCAAAACACTGTTCGTTATCGTAATAGTTTACCCAAAAATCTCTGTTTTGACCTATTGATTGAAACTCACACATAACTTCTTTTTCTTTCTCAAGCATTGATTCTGCTATTTCTAAATAAAATTGAGACATTCTAATAGCTATCAAGCCACCGTTAGAAGGGTGTGTATTATAGTGCAAAGTATCTTCTTTGAGTTTTTCTTTCATAAACTCAATCATTTCTTGCATTGGTGTTTTCATATCTTAACTCATTAATGGTTTTGTCTTTGTCAATCTCGTACCATTTAGGTACATTAATTTTTAGTTCTTTCATAACTCTGTTTTTATTTCTAATGTTGGGTATACCTCTGCATATTTCTTTTCTTCGCATAAATGTTTTCCTCTATCTGACCTTTCAGGAGGGGTCAATCCTGTTATTGGATTTAAACCCCAATCCCACCAAGGCTCTGCTAATTTACTCATATTACTTAAATGTTTTAATAATTAATATGAAGCAAACATATACAATTAAAAAACACAAGTCAAGAACTTTAACATTTAATTAACAAAAAAAGAGGTTAGCTTTCACTAACCCCTCTTCCGACATTAAAACAAATTAATAGCAAAGATACAAAGACAAAATTGTATTTCTTTAAAGCATTACCAAATGTAAAACGCTTTATGTTTTAAATCATCAGTATCAAAATAAACTGTCTCTCTATTAACAGCTATCCTTTCAACACCAAATTCAATTAATGATTTTATTATGGTCATTCTCTTCTTATGACCTACACACCTTAATCTTACAGCCTTACCAACCCTATGGCTATCTGTAGAAACTAAACCCATTTTATCAGCTAAAACCTTAGATACATACCCAAGTTCTACATTCATAACCGCCTGAGTCTTTCTAACTATAGCATCCAATATAAGAACAGGCTCTCTCTCCATGAACCTAAAACCACTACCCTTTGAATCAGGGCTGTCAAACATATCCCATGTGAGATAAGTTAAACCTTCGCAGTTTTGTAGTTCTTCTTTAGTCATTTTACTTGTCTTGGTAATAAAGTAGTTGCGAACCTATAGAACTATCTAAGTCCTTTATGGCTCTGTATATTAATCTACTCTTTTTTTTTACATCTTCCTTCTCAGACTTAGTAGAATCTAAACCTAACTGAGTGTACATATTAGTATCAGCCTCTAAAAGCTCCTCTATTCTTTGTTTGATGCTTTTATTGAAGTCTTCCGCTATTCTTTTTACTTCTTCTTTATCCATATAACAAATATATAATAAAGATTAAAATATAGTTGTTAATAACTAATTTAGTTATAAACTTGATTATGTCAAAAAAAACCACTAACTTTACAAAATAAAAGAAAGACTTCTAATTAACCTTTAGAGCCGTAGTCTAAAACGAAGGCGAATAAAGAAATATCAGTAAATATAAATTTTATTTCATATAAATATAATAGGATAGGTATGTTCAAATCAGAAGGCAATGCATTTAAAAAGCTTCTGTTGCGTTAGAGTTGTTTATAGAAAGGTATTACCTGTTACTTTTTTTAGCAGAACCAAAATAATATCCAAATATACTTAGTGCAACACCTTCTACTATACCTATCATGTGTATAAATATCTCTTTATTAGTTTCAGGAACTTCAGTTGTTACAACTGTATAGACTAAAAAAGCAAAAGCAAGTAAACCTACAACTCCTGTAGCATTAAACATCCAATCAGTACCATACTTTCTTAACTCTACTTCTCTCTTCCTTGCAGAGTCTCTATCACTTACTTCTATCTTGTAAGCTTCTAAGGCTTGTTCTAAGACCTTTTCTTTTTCTTCAGGAGTAAGACTGCTGTCTGAGTCTAATATGTTCTTTACAATACCTAAAACACCCTCCTTTGGAAGTATTCCTGTAAGTTTAGATATTACTTTACCAACTTTGGTGTCTTTAAATGGTTTCTTTTCCATGTACTATGTTTAAGAGGCTACTATGTTTAAGAGTTAGTAAGTCCAAATTACATTAGCAGGCTTATCTAAATCCATATCAACATGAATAAAAGTATCAGCAATACCTATTCTGTTTAAATTAGACTTCATAAGAGCAGTAATTATTTTGTACCTACTTACGCTATCTGTACAAGCTATATCAGCAGCTAATCCTTTTAAATGACTTGAGTCTTTAGATGCTTTATATCCTCTGTCTAATAGACTCCTATTGTAAGCCTCGCTTCTAAATCCGCTTGTAATCTTAAAAGGTGTATCAGCTATTGACCTTGCTTGGTCTAATCTACTAAGAAACTCTTTATTCATATTCTCTCCGCTACCAATAGCATCAGGAGAATCAAACTCGTTTATTTTAAAATACTTCATAATAGGCTTGTTAATTTAAGTATAGAATATATCCCACTAAAAACTACTAATGCAAATAGAAAATAGATATAACTTTTAATGATTATGTTCACTAAGTATTTCATTTACTCTTTTTAAGTCTTTTCTTACTCTTTCTCTTTCTAACTTGTAGTCTAATATCTCATCTTCTAAGATTCTAATATCAGGGAATACATAAGTGTTTTGATTGTATCTTAATCCTTGTATCTCACTTTCTGTCTCTGCAATCCTACCTTCTAAATGCGTGTATAAAAGAACTGCACTACCTACCAATATGACTATCTGTACAAGCCACTTAATATTAATACTTATTCCTGAATCATCATTTAGTTTAGGTAGATTTTCTCCCATTAATCTTACCTTTTAGATAGTAGTATAACTCTTTACCTAATAGACCAAAGAAACCACCGACAAGACCAACAATAGCCGCTTGTGCAACTCCCATCATACTAACAGAAGATAGGGCAGTAAACATAAAACCGCTTATAAAAGATATTTTGTTGTCCATAGCAATAACGGGGGCTTTTACACCCCCCTATTTTTTAGTTAAAACTCCACCCTGCAAAGGTGTGTACTCCGTTTCCTTCTATTGAAATCTCATAAGACTTCCATCCATAAGGACTTTCATCTAAGTCAGACCACAATACATCTACTGAATACTTGTCAGATAAAACCGCAGGAGTAAGTTCATCTCCTTGTTCATCGTAAGTAGCATCTTGAATAGCTATAAATCCAAGTTTTACAATAGTGTGCTTGTGTGAAGGGTATGAGTTTCCTTCTTCATCTTGTGAGTGTGGTAAAGCATCAATCTTTTCTTGTGCTTTCTCTTTAGAATCAAATTCGTATTTCTTAAATAAGTGTGCCATTTTATTTTTTGTTTATATAGTTTTCTAAATTATCTTATCTTATTGTGTTTCTTATGTAAAGAAAATTAACTTGTTAATGCAATTAGTTCTTGGTCTGTTAATGCGGTTGTAAATACTTGTATTTGTGATGTCTTTCCGTAGAAAGGAGAGCCACTATCTGCACTATCAAAAGCAAGTTCACTTAATGGAGAATTAAAAGATAATGTGCCACTTAATTGACTATTCGCTTTTACTCCATTTACAAAGAAAGCAAAATCATTATTTTTATATCTTATTGCTGCTTTAGTGTAATTTGTTTGGCTGCCTATATTAAAATTAGCATCGTATAATGCCGAAGATGATGCTCTTACAGAGCAACTAATTCTTGAAGTAGCATTAAAAAGAATACTTACCCTATTTGCATTACTTCCACTACCAAGTGAAATCCATCTTTGTATTGTTTCATCCACTAAAGCACTACCTTCAAAATATAGAACCCCCTCTGTTGAATTTATTACTTGCTCATTACCTGCGTTATTACAAACATCTCCAACCCTCGTTACTGCACCTGCACTTGTAGGAATATAAGATGTAGCGTAACTGCCATCTTCTATTTGACCACCATAAAAATAAGCATAATTTCCACTTACAGATGTCTGAGAACCAAAACTGTTTGGTAAATAAAGATAAAAGAAACCACTTCTGTCTGCATCTCCACTTATGTTTTTTGTAATTGATAACCTATACCAATCATTTCCATAATCCTCAATTTTACCATTAGCTTCAGCAGTTAAAGTATCTAAATCAAACCCACAATTAAAAGATTGAGTAAAAAATGCAGACCTAATTGTAACATAACTTGAATTACCTTTTTTAACAAAAATAGAATAAGCATACCCATCGTTAAAAGATGCTTCTGATTGATTTCTTAAACTACCATCGCCAATCATCTCTAACTTTGATGCATTTAAAGTTCCATCAGGAGAAATAACTTGGTTAGCAGAAGCAATTAAAGATGCTGCAAGCCAACCACTTCCATTAAAATCATTTGATGTAGAAACTTTATTTGTCCTACTCGGCTCTAACAACAAAGCACCTTTAGTATTTCCTTGAAAGTCTATTCTTGGCTCATTGCTTCCTACAACCTCTATTAAGCCATCTTTATTAACTCTTGTAGCACCACTTGCTCTTGTAAAGTCAAAAGGTAGTGGTTTAAAGTTATTGTTCTCATCATTATAAGCAAGTACAGAACCTTCCTTTGATGCCCATTGTCCGTTTCCGAATTTTAATGTATTAGCCATATCTTAATTTATTGTGTATAATTGTGAGGTTGCCATTTCTAAAAATGAATCCCAAGATGTTAAATCTTCTAACTCTGCATCTGTTAAAGCCTTATTAAAGGTCATTAGTTGTTTGGTGTTGCCATAGAAAGGAAGAGTACCATTACCATATCTAAAATCTAATTGACTTAATCCATTTGGTAAGCTACTTAAAGCACCACTATCGGATAAAAATCCGTTAATAAAAACCTTTGCCCCACTTGAACTATAAGATATTGAGAGTTTATTTAATGTAGTTATATCGCCTAATACTTGACTATAACTATATATGTTAGTAGTTGCTCTTACAATAAAATTTACTTCATTACTTGATGCAGCGTAACCCATCCTAATAACATTACTACCACTATTATCATTTATAGAAATAACTTTATTTGTTAAATCATCAGCTAAAGCACTAATCTCTGCAAACAAAACACCCTCTGAATCATTAAACGTATCTGCATTACCTGCTCCATTACAAGTCTCTGATACACGAGTAACTGTTGAACCGCTTGTTGGTATGTAAGATGTTGGGTATGAGCCTTGTTCTAATTGTGCGCCGTAAATGTAAACTGTTCCAATACTCGAGCCATCTCTTAATGTATATACCCTAATAGATGTACAACCTGAGGGGGTTGTGAATTCAACAGATATTCTTGTCCAATTTGTATCAGATATTTCATTAAAATACGATGTAGTATTAACAATATTTGTAAAATTTGTTTCATTTAATATACTATATGAAACATCTGTTGCAGTACCTTTCTTAACATAAAAAGTAAACGTATAGTTTGTTAAAGCACTTACTGAAATTGAATAAAATAAATAATGAGAATTTGCGGCTGATATATTTACTTCATCTGCATTTAATGTTCCATCAGGAGAAATTATTTGATTTGAATTAACTGATAATCCGGTTTTAACCCAAGCACTTTGACTAAAATCTTCCGAATAAGTAATCAAGTTAGTCCTCTGTGGCTCTAACAAAAGAGAAGGACAATCTTGTACAACTCCATCTATTAATGGATAGTCAAGTCTTGGTACATTACTTGCTACAACTTCTATTAAACCATCTTTGTTTACCCTTGTTGCAGTAGAACCTCTTGAGAAATCAAAGTCCCCATCTGTTGTGTTTGGTATAACGCTATAAACCTTCGAGGCTTTGTAACCTGAAGGAATCATAACTAACCCTGCATTATCATATTTGCTCATATCTATTTAAGTGTTTTATTCATATTATCTACTAAACAAGCGTGGGCTTCCATTAGACCACTATCATTTGATACTCTTTTGTATAAAGCATTACCATCTCCTACAACAGTCAAGAAAATGTATTCACTTACCCAACTTTGATTGTATATGCTTCCCCAATCTATTTTGTTTATTCCTTGACCCCAAGCAAATTTGTTTTTCATTTGTTTTATCTATATTAATTGTTTAATTCATTTGCAACGCAATCTTCTGCCTCAACTAAACCTCCATCAGTTTCTACTCTTTCTCCAAATAAAATAACAGTATATTCATAAGGGTCATCTATAACTGTAAATCCTAAATCAACAAGATTTCCTATTAATTGATTAGCAAGTCTCTTTTCTTCAAAGTTAAATGATAAATTATAACCTATAAATTCATTCATTTTCTTTCCTGTAATAGAATCTACAGTTACATTGTTGTAACCAAATTCATATCCTAAGAACATGAAAACACCATTATTATCTTCTGCTATTATATGATACTTACTCCAAGCAAAATCCATAATCATCTCATCAGTTACAAAGTCAATTTGCTTCAATGTAACATCTAATTTCTGCTGTACAAAAGTAGTACCATTAGAAAAGCTATTTAATACATTCTGAGTTAATGTAGAATCTCCATGAACTTCAAATTTAAAAGCATAAGAAACACCATCAAATCCTTGTATTCTCTTCCATCTGTCTAAAGATACGTTCCCTAAAGACCCAAAAGGTATTAGATATATATTATTTATACCCGCTACAACACTTTTGCATTTTGTAGCTCTACCCCTTAGTAAATTTTGGCAACTCCCCATTATGTTCTTTGTTTTCTATTTTACTTAAAAAAGCCTCTAACTTCTTTACGTTATTATATTTAGGCTTATACATATTTCTTTTTGTGCTTCTACTCTTCATGCAAATAATCTTACAATACCCAAGAATGGAAATTAACATCTTTATCAGGGTACATCTCTCCATTCGTACTTTGATTGTACTCAGGAAATAATTGACTATAGAATCCCATATAATCTACAAACCTTCTTGTATAAAACTCAGCAGTCTCAGTAACCTTGTTTAGCATCATGTTCATTTCTTCGAGAGAAATGGTTTCCGAATTTTCAGAACGATGCTTGTAAACCCCTCCGTTGCTAATTTGATACATCGCAAAAGGAATATAGTTGCTCTGAGTAAACCATATGAGCATAGGCTTGATATAATCAACCAATAAGTTTTTATAGTTTGCATTTTGTACATCATCTAAAGTGTTGTTTAAGATTAGAGTTTGTAATTTATTATAAAGTTTGCCTCCAAGATAATTCTGAATGTGGGTATCTTGAGCTACCTCAACCCATTGAATTATTTTGTCATTATCTACATTTCCATCAATAATAGACTTTCTCTTTAATTCATCTAATCCTATAAATAGAGCTTTGTTTGCCATGTTAATTATTTTTTAGTTTGATAAGCTCCCCCATCTTTCATGTCAGCAGGTCTAACAGAAACCTCTTTAGGGTTAGTAGGTTCAACAAATCCATCCTTTATAGCATCAGAAGCCTCAACCTCTGTGTCAATTCCAACTTTCTTTTTATAAACTCTTCTTTCCCAAAGATGCTTGCAGTTTTTTCCTCCTTTGTACATAAACAAACTATAATTTTGTTTCTTATGACCAAGCTCTTTATTTACACCCCTAAAAGACATCATTGAAATATCTTCCCTTCTAAATACTATATTCTTATCAGTAAGAGTTTCCATCTTTTTGCAGAATGTTCTGCTTCCTGAACTTTTTCTTACAGGAGAATAAGCGTATCTTACTTTAAATCCTGCATTATCTTGCTTAGAATCTTTATTAGGTTTAGCATCATCCTTTGAAACGCTTGCTAAGGTAGTTTTAAGCTCTTCTAAGGACATTTCTGTTCCATCTAAGGTTTGTGTATCAACCAACTCCCATTCATCGCTTACAACCTCTCCTAACTCTTCTAATTGAGAATACATATCTTCTCCCTCATCATCAGAGAAGTCTTCTAAGTCTACTTCATTTTGAGATGATAATGCTTGTTTATTTGCTTTCTCTCCTGTTTCTTCTTCTTTTCTTACTTTAGTAGATATGTTGTCTAACTCTGTAAACTCTATAGGCTGTAAAGTAATAAAGTATAGGTTTAAGAAGATTCCGTTGAAGTTTAGTATCTCATTAAATCCATCTATTAAAGATTGCTGAAATGGTCTAATAACAACATTATCCATGATGATAGAAGCTGTTCTAAGCTCTTCTGCATTATTTCCAAACCCTGTGTTGTCTTTAATACCCATAAGTATAGGAGAAACAATTCTATGACCCATCATTATCTTCTCTCTGCTTTCATCAGCTAAGAATTGATATTGTGCATGAGCATCAGGTAAATGTATTGGCTCTAAATCAGCTTTTGTTTCTGCAGAGTCGTTAAATGTAAGAATAAACTTACCTGCATTAGAAGACCCACTAAATTTATCATATATTTTATTCTCTAATAACTCCTGAGTTTCTTCATTAGGCACTCCGTTGTTAAAGTTAATAAGCAAGGATGGCTGTAAACCATTCTTTATGTTGTTTATATGGTAATTAGATACTTCTTCCTCTAAAGAACAATACTGAAGACACCCATTATAATCTACAGGTGCATAGTAATAGAAACCTGACTTATAAGGCTTAATAACAAACATTTCAATAGAGTCTGACTTAGAACCATTGCCGAATGTAGGTATTCTCTTAGGTTTATCTGAAGGCTTTATATCGCACCATTTAGGATGGTAGTAGTAAGCTTTTATCTGACCATCAGTAGCTTTCTCAGCTCTTAAAGTCTCCATTGGAAAGTGTAGTACTTTTACTATACTTGTCTTTTGTTTGTTGTATATAATTTGCATGGCAGATTGACCAAGCATCTTGTAATCATTAACAATTCTTTTAACCTCTCTCGGTTTAAGAAGAAGCTTCATCTTAGCATACATTTCAGGCTTTACATCAGAATCAGTAGCATCTAAACCCCTTCCATATATCATTTCAACAATTCCATTAACACAACCTGAATTTGTTGGACTCCCCAAATATCTCTCTATAAGCAGGTCGAAGTAATCATTATTGTCTCCATATTGAACCCAATCCTTACCATAAACCTCTTTTACTTCAGGAGAAGAATACCCCGAAAGATTTACAACTCTTACAGAACCATTACTAAATTTCTTAGCAGGTTTTACGTTGTTGTTTAATGTTATTTTTCTTGCCATAATAAACTTTATAATATGATATAGTCGCTTGTTGCTAAACTATATTCTTCATACTCATTTGTATTTAAAGTATGCTTAATTGCTTTATCTGTTTGAGATGTAATGTAAGCTTTATCTCTAAACCATAAAATACGACCAAAATTATCTAAGAAGTTGTTAATGCAATCTGAAGACTCATAAACACCGCTATCTTCAATAACTCTATCTTTAAATTTTAACGAATTAGTTTTAAACTCTAAATAATATGCATAACCCTCTCTTAATATTGTTGAGGAGATTGTTATATTAACGTAATTACTATTATCACTTGAAACAGTAGCTTCTAAGTCAGTTAATTCTTCAATTACACCTGTTCCATCCTCTTTTATTAATAAAGAGATGTTATCAAAAGCGTTTCCAACAGAAGGAAATTCTCTTGGCACAATGCTTATTGTCTGATTAGAAGAGTTAGGTAATAATTTTATCATAATATGATAACTGAAAAGTTGTTTTTTGTTTTCATTTCAGCCTAAAAAAGAAAAGAGGGCTAAAAGCCCCCTTATCATACAACTATGTTTAATAGTTTTTTAGCTTCCTGATATTACATCAAAGCCAACCGCTGCAGGAGTATCTCCTAAGAAGTTTGCAGGAACTCTCTCCATTCCTGTTAAAGTAAGTGTGTAACCACTCAAGTCAGACATAGCAGAACCTGTTACAATAGTTCCACCTGTTACATCGCAACCATGCTCTAAACCTGCTAAGAAGTAGTTTCCGTTATTATCTTCAATGATAACATTAGGTCTACCAAAAGCTAACATTTTAAGCTCCATGTGGTCAGAAACACTAAGTTTCTTTAATGTTACTTCAATTACTTGCTCAAAAACTGTAGTACCTGTATCTCTACTTGACTGAATGTTCTGAGTAAATGAAGAAGCTCCTTTTATTTCGTATTTGAAAGCATCAGGATTTCCTGCTACCGCATCAATTACATCTGTATTAGTTGCATCATAAGTGATTGCTCCTAAATCTCCGTAATTAACAAAGTATAAGTTTTTTAATCCACCAACGCTATCTTTGCAAGGTTCTACCCTTCCTGATATTAAATCACAAGCCATTTTTTATATATTTAAAGGTTAATTAAAAAAGGGCAGGCAGGCTTTACGGCTTACCTACCCCTTCTATTTATTTGTTAATTATTAAGAGTAAAGAACGATGTCAGCACCGATTCCGTATTGTACTCCACTTGTCATTCTCATTACGATTCTAACATTCTGACTTCCGTCAATGTCAGCCATGTCAATAACTTTTACCAAGTTGTGGTCAGATAATAAACCTGTTCCAAAGTATAAGTTAGATTTTTCAGCAGCCATTGCAGTATTGTCAGCTAATCCGTTAGCAACAAAGATTTTTACACCATCAAAAGATAATGCTCCGTTGTTCCACCATTGAGTACCTTGTGCGTTTGTACCATTTGCACCTAATCCTGCAGCTCCAAATCCTCCTAAAGCTCTTACATAAGCTCTTGCGATGTTTTGAGATACATATAAGTATAAATCCTCTTTTCCGTAAACAGAAGAAGGAATAGCATCAACGATTTTTCCTAATTCAGCAATTACGTTAGAAGCATCAACAGTTGTTCCAACAACATCAACTACATCAGCATCAGCAGTAGCTAAAGTAACTAATCCATCAAATTCTCCTGCAGTAGCGTTAGCTCCTGACCAAATAGTTTCTTCTGTTTTTTCAGCAACTTTAGCAGCTACATGAGCAACTAAGAAGTCTTGAAAGTTTGGAGGCAAGTTGTCAAATGCAGAGTAACCCATAGAAATTGCTTCCCAATCAGATACGAAATCTTTTTTACAAAGCTCTAAGTTTACTTGAAATTCTTCAGGTTGAAGGATTCTTTCTGTTAATGTAATAGTAGAAGTTGGGTCGAAATCACAAGTAGCATCTTTTAATAATGCATCTGTAGACAATTTCTTAATTACTTCTTTGTACTTTACGTTTGGTTTTACTGTAATTCCACCATTTTCAATGGTAGAGGCGGATAATAATGCAGCGGAAATATATTTACCTGCAAACTCTCCTGCGTAAGTAGTAGTGATTGATGTAGCCATTTTTTACTTTTTTTATTGGTTTTATTTATTAATTTTAGATAATACAGAATCAAATGTTGTTTTAGGTCTGTTCTGTCCGTAAAGATTTACTTGTCTCTTTTCTACCATAGCTTCAGGATTATGTGATAAAGGCTCTGATGCAGGTTCTTGAGAAGACAATTCTTCTTTTACTTCTTCAGCTAATTCAGCAGGCACTTCAACTTCAGCTTCAGATGACATATTCTCCATAATGGCATCATACATAGCTTTCATTTCAGCAACAGCTTTAGCTAAATCTTCTTTTGTAGCGTACTTATCAGCTTCCTCAACTACATCTTCTACAGCATCTTCAGCTATATCTTCTGCAGGCATCTCAGCAAGACTTTCTTCTACCACTTCTTCCTGAGCAGCTTCTAATTGAACTTCTTCCTGAACTTCAGGTTGAGCTTCAACAGACTCTTCACTTAGGAAAACATTCTTTAGTTTTTCTACAAGTTCTGTGGTTTTCATATATTTAATTGTTAATTAATTACAATATGTTATGATAACTGCATTAGTTATCTTTGTTGTATTTTCGATTAATATTTACTCAGGTAACTTAGTTATACTTCCTATTCCTTGATTAATAATATTCCCATTACAACACTTTCTTGAGTAAGTACCATTCTTACAAAGGCAACCCCTTTTTGATGATTTAGGGCTTGTTCTACTTGGTGTTTCACTCATTTTTTTATTCATCTTCTTCTCTGTAAATTGTTAAACATATATCTACTAAAGGAAAGTATAGTACATGGTCTGTTGTATTAGTTTCTGTGTAATCATACGTTCTTATTCCAAATAATATTCCTGAATAAAAGCCTAAGCTTATTTGCCAACCTGTAATCATTATCCTTGTCCTTTATATGATTTCTTATAATTCTTAGAGGACTTCAGTTTTGATGTCTTACTCTTTGAATGAACACCCTTTCTGTTTACAGATGGTTTTTCATACTTAACCGCAGACTGAACCTTAGCCATCTATTTGTTTAAGTTTAGATATTGCCCAATTAACTCCCGCTGAACCACCCCAAGCATCCCACATAATACCTCCGCATCCTTCTGAGTAAGCAACATCCTTATTTTGTTGGTGTCTTTTAAATGAAGCCATTCTTGCAATAGTAGACCTACTTAACGGCTCTTTGTTAGCTAACTGATTAGCTCTTGTCCAACCCACAGATGTACCGCAAGAAGAACCATTCTCTTTTTTCCATTTTAAAGCCCTCTTAGCGTTGTTTACAGCTCCTTGAGGGTAATCGCTATAAGATTGAAGTTCTACTCCCTGAGCCTCTAAGAATGACTCCTCAAGCTCATAAACCTTAGCTAAAGCCTCCATTTCAGCAAAATCCTCTTCTACAGACTCGTTTGGTCTATTTTTAGAGTTATCAGCAAAGAATCCTTCAATAGAAAACCCCTTTACTTTACCTGTCTTAACAAACTCTTCCCAAATTTGTTCGTTGTTTACTTTAATAGAAACCATCCAAGTACCTATTGGTACGTTAAGATTATATTTCTTGCTCTTATCTTTCTCTAAATCTTCTACTATCCAAGATTCAACAACAGACATTCCGTTTAATTCGACATCGTGTTCCAATGTTGAATTGTTTTGTTTACCTCTCGATAAAAACAACTCTGAAGCTTTTCTAACTGTATCTTCACTAAAGAAAATATAATATTCTTCCTCTCCATTAGTCCTGTATATTTTTTTGTTAGGTATGAGAGCCGCTCCCATAAGGATTTTCTTCTCATTATCGACTTCAGCCAATTTAACTTCATGGCTGTTTAAAGCTATAAAATCTTCTTCTATAGCAGGGTTCTCAACAATAGAGATAGCTTCTATTCCGCTAAACTCATTTTCTTCATCTATGTATAATTCTATAGTCTTCATGAAATGTTTTATATGATAACTTATATTGTTGTTTTTGTTTTATTTATAAAGTAGCAGACTCAATAATGTTCCTGTCAAGTTCCTGTGCTGTACTAACATCTTTAGCTACAACATAAGTCTTTATAGGTGTTTTAGATTGACCCGCTATTGTTTCCGCTAACTGATTAACATTAGACCTTCCAACAACATTAAACACAGGGGCTTGAACCTCTGCAGGCTGATTTGATGAAGCAGCAGTTGAATCAACACTTACCCTTAATGGAGATGCTGATGAAGATTTCTTAAATTGCTGTTTAGCAATAGAGGCAACCTGTGCAAGACCAAGAGCCGTAGCAGCACCTGCCGCAACAAAAGCTCTACCAATAGATGTTGGGTCTCCCGGTATTAGCTGAGATGCATAAGCCTTTAATGCCGCTGAAGCTGTGTCCATCAAAGCCATAGATATTCTAAAAGCCTTATCTGTCTTAAACTTCTTCTCTTCTATTCCCTCTTGCTTAATTCTAAGCTTCTCATCATTAGCCGCAATCTGTTTGTTTA